AGTAGAGATATATTATTTTCAAAATCTTAGCTCGAGCAATTTCGAAAGGTCCGACCCATTGAGGCCCGACAAGCTAAGCGTGTGAAAAACATGCAAAGCAATAAGCTTACGTTAAAAGTCAATGTTCGTTATTAAAACCGATTCTATTTACGGTACGGAGCAGTATAACGCTGGAGAAAATCGGAACGTTGAACACGAGGAAGTGGCTTGTAGAAAGCACGTGGAAGAGAATCCTTCAGGGCAGACATCTCCAAGAGAGCAGATTCCTGTCTCGCTTGTATTTCCTCCGGGTTCACCTCTATGTCTGACAAGGTGGGCAGCTCCTCCAGCTCTTCACTCCCATCATACTCCTCCTCATCCTCTCCTTGGTATTCCACATCACCCTCGTCGGGTACATCTTTGTAAATTATTCCGACTTTCTGAATCCAAGCCGCTTCACCAAACTTTAGGTTAAATTTCTCAATATGTTGTTCTGCTCCTGTGATTCCTGGATTATGGGCGAAATACGACCACATTGCCCAATAGATCGGACTACCGAAGACTCTGACACCGAGGGTTCCTGCTGTGCTGGTCTCGATATGGAAAAACGGTCTATATCTGAGATGCAATTCAAGGTCCTTATTTGGTCCTGCGAATTTGTAGCCTCTTTCAAGCTCGCACTCACTTGTGACATGACGGACAACAAAATCTGTTCCTGCAATGCGCCCACCCCATTGATCAACATTAGAGAAGTGTGCCTCTCCAGATTCTTGACTGCCTGCAGGACCTCGGTTTCCAGCGGCGACGTTGGCAATGTGTCCAACCCACTCTTCAAACTCCTCAATAGTGGTGGTGAATTTCGGTCTAACGAGCGTTCTTGCTGCCCAACCTGGATCTGCGCCATATCTACCGTATCCCTCGAGGAATGTACTTTTACTAATGAAGCATGACTTGGCCGATTCTTCCCTCGAAATACTGAGCGGAGTCGACGCAGTGGTGCAGTTACACACAACATTAAACAATGCCCATCCCCAGTCTCTGATGAATTCTGGGAAGCACTTTTCAGTGAAGGTGATGAGGGGAAAGAACTCTCCATAGCAATCAGATCCGTCACATTTCGGCCCAAGCGTAACGATGACCCCCTTTGGAAAAGAAACCTGTCTGCACTTGGCAAGTTCGACGGACAACCGACCTGAAACATCGGAGCACATAGTTCTAGATAATAAATATATTGCTACT